TATGAAGACATGTTGCTCAGAATCAAAATTATTATACTCATCCATAGGTAAATAGTATTCAATAACTTCGTTTATGAGTGTATGAATTCCATAAACATGTAGTTTAATTAGTTTGTCTGATAATTCAATAATTTCCAATAATATTGAGTTGACAAATCCTTTAACATATGAATTTTGTTTTTCTTCCTCAAAAGGTTTTTCGTAAACATAAGATGTTATAATATTTTCATAAATGTCGGTAAAATTTTTCATTTCTTTTTTTACTAGAGAAACAATTGTATTTAGTTTTTCTAAAATTTTTTCTACTAATTCTTCACCATCACATTTATCACTATACTTGTAATATAATTGTAATTTGTATGCAGGTGAAATATAATAATATTTCCTACTATTGAATAACGCAAACAAAAAACTTTCTGTGGAATTTTTATTGATTTTGAGTTCTCTGATAGATGGGAAATTATACAAACAATTACATAAATTTCCATCTATCGAAAATATTTCTCCCAACAATTCCGTGAATTTATCAAATACCTCATAAAAACGATCTTTATCATTTTTATCAACAAATTCTTGATTATAAAACAACATGTCTTCATTATCATTTAGGGTTTTATGAATATCCCAATCATCTCTTTTAAAATAATCATATGGTATATATATATAACCATAAAAATCCTTGATATACCTTTTTATTAAAAAACAAAGTTTTCTAGAACTATACTTGTTTTCATCAATTTCTAGATTTGTCTCATCTAATTGAAAATTTGATCCAATTTGGGTAATTTCTTGTTGATAAGCCATATAACACTTTATCAATAACGACTGTGGTAATTATTGATAAACCATTGTTAATATTGATTAATAATGAGATTTATTTTTCAAATTTTTTAGAAAATGATGATTTTGTCATAGTTTTAATTCCAAGTTGTTTTGCTTTTTGATATTTAGCGGATGATTCTTCACCATCATTATAAACCAATAATGACGTATTTTTACTCACAGATCCACTCACTTTACCTCCTTCATTCTCAATAAATTTTTGCCAGTCAGCATTTCTAAATCCTGTAAAAACCACTGTTTGGTTTTGAAAAATACCTTCTGAATTAATTTCACTAATGTAAGGTTTAATCGTGATAGTTTTATTAATGACTTTATAAAATTTTTGGAAATTAGGCATCTCTCCTAAAAATTTATTGACTGTAATTGTATCAAATCCTTCAATGTCTAATAATTTTTTTCTCCAAATATTGTCTGTTTCTTTTGTGTATTGATTAACAATATTAGGATAAACATCTAATATTTTCTTGAATTTTTTTGTCCCGAATCCTCTTCCAAATATATTACTGGCATCCATTAATGTTAATATATCTAGGTTATCTAGACTATTCTGAAGATTATTATAGATTTTTTCAGCAAGTCTTTCTTGAAATCCATCAATTGTCAAAAAATCTTCTTCAGTCATGTTTATTATTTTAGGAATAGTATCAAAACCAGCTTCAACAAGTCTAGTTGTGATTCCTTCAGAAATATTTTCAGCACCTATGTTTCTCATGAATTTTGTCAATCTTTTTATGATAACAGTTTCATTATCATTAATATCTGCCAAAATAATATTAACCCCATTTTTATCCCATACATATTCTATATTTGGCAAGTCAGGTTTTTTTGCAGGTTTTACTACATGAGTAATATAAGGAATAACATCACCACTTCTAACTACATTAATTATAGCTCCTGATCCTATTTTATTATCAACAATATATTTTGCATTAAAACCAGTTGTGTACTCTAAATCAACATTGGATAGTCTAACCTTTTTGAATTTAATTCTAGGAACTAATACACCGTCTTTTGATGGTGTCCATATTACTCTTTTAACAACTGTATCAATGGTAGGAGTATCACCTTTGAATGCAAAACTATAAGATGGGTTTCCACTAATATTTCTAACATGTTTATTGTTATCAGTAACAATAATACCATCTATTTCATAACCAGATTTTTTCTTTCTTTCACTAAGAACAGATTCTAATATATTAACATCAAATGTTTTATAAATATTGTAGTAGACAACTTTCAGACCCCATTCTTTGAGAATTTTTAACTGTCTAGAAAGTTTATCATTAGGTTTTATTACTTCATAAAAAATCAAATCAACATCGGCTGCATGATCTTTATTTACAGATTCTGGTTTTGAGTTTACGATACCACCTACCATATTTCTTGCATTTGCCATTATTTCTTGGTATTTTTCAAAATTTTTTTTCGACATAATAAGTTCTCCTCTAATAGCAATATCTTGATCTATTTCTTCTAATAAACCAATATCAATATTTATTAATCCCAACAAATGTGTGATGTCTTGTCCATAAGTGCCATCTCCTCTCGTATACAATTTTATTTTATTGTTTTTAATAGTCAATAAACAAGAAATACCATCTAATTTATCACCAATAACATAAGGACCTGAATATTCATTCAACCATTTATTTACAGCTTTTTCATCAGCTTTAATTTTGTTCATTGATCCCATCCAAAAAGGAAGTTTGACTTTTTTTCCTTTGACTGGAGCACCAACTTGAGCAAAAATTTTAGAACTTGGATTCAATTCTTTTAATCGATCCATAAGAATATCATAGTCTTGATCTGATATCAATGATGTACCAGTATTGTGGTAATATTCTGAACTAACTAATAGTGCTTCTTCAATATCAGTTGCATTTAAACTGGGTAATATTGCCCACAGTGATTTTGATTTTTTAATTTTTTTAATGATATCCATTATCAATATAATATTGTTTATGTTGATAATTTTTTATATGTATAATCAATAAATATCAATATTTTATGATTCTATTCGTCTTGTGTTAAACTTGTTTCTGATATTTCATCCAAACATTCTACAGGATTATCAGATGTTAAAAACATATTATTTACATTGTTCGAAGAATCAATTGTACATGATACTTGATCGTAAGTAACTTTATAATCAGTAGTATCTGATATTTCAGAAGTTTCTATAGGAACATTAGCCTGTCCAATAGTAACGACATGTACTTTTTTAACGGATGAATTTTTTTTTGACATAAAAAATTTAAAACAAACAACAAAATCTATTATAGCAAATATTATAATGTAACAAATATATTTACTAAAACACTTTGGATCAATTATTTTCCAAACAAATATAATTAACATGAAATACATTAAACATCCAATAAAAATTTGAGCGAAAATTAAAGGGTTATATTTATAAATTAAATGGTATATTGTCAAAAAGAACATATCAGAATGTTATATTAATCTTTGTGAGAAATATTTGTTAAAGGTTTTTACTTAATTGATAAATAATCAAAACATCAACGTATTCATAATCTTGGCGAATTAAAATGACGGATTATTTTAGCATTTGCAGGAAGATCTTGAAAAACTTCAAATACATCACTCATAATATAATCATGCGGCGTTTTGATTGTATTTTCTAGTACACTAATCCCGTCAATGTACCACGTATCTTTTAACTGATAATAGTTAATTTCAAATATTTTATTGATTGTCTCAATATCGATAAATTTATCCATAAAATTTATTATTGGGTTTATTTTAGATTCATCTAATTTATTTTCAATGATGTACTCATCGAATGCAAAATAGATATCTATTAGTAAATTATATATATCATTTTTATGATTGAATGGATTTTTATGAAATATTTTATTGGTTTGTTTGTCATAAATATATGTATTGGATTCTAATTCGTTGACAATAATACTAGTACCAAAATCATTAATTTTTGCATAAATACCATTTGCGGGTAAATAGAATATTTTTTGTTTATAATAATATGCTACATATTCATTATCAGTATATTTATCAGTGATAGATATTAGAATGTTCCTGATAAACAAATCTGAATGTTGAAATCCAGGATAATCATCTTGAATAATAGCCAAAGTGAATATGATCTGAAATAAAATTCTCGTCAATTCGTAAAAAAATTCACCGATATTATTCCCAAAATTATTTTGATAAACATTTTGTAACAAATCGCGTAAATAACGAGAAAAATCAAAATCACAATATTCAAGTAATGCCATTATAAATTTAGAATCCATTAGTTTATTTTCACCATAAAGCAACAAATTACATAATTGATTTTCAAATTGTGTATATTGGACTTTTTTCAATAATTTTTCTTCGAAAGTTGGACACGATTTAATTATGGTTGTTCATGGAAGTTATACCATTAATCTTTGTCACCCTCCCGGAAGTAAAAAATTCGAAACGTCCATAAAATCT